TTTTCACTCTTTTGGTTGTAGAAAAAAACGGTAAAAAAAGATTAGTTGTGTGTGGCGGGGGGTGGGTTGTGTTTTTGTGGGCAAGCCGTTTTCGGCGCGCCAGCGGTTTGGTGTTTGCTTTCCCCCACGTTTCACCCCTGAGGGTTGGTAGCCGTTAGCCAATATTTTTAGCCGACACCTTGATTCTACTAGTTGACGTTAGTTCGCTGCTCCTTCACATGACATGAAGGTCTACCCCAGTTCCCTGGTGTTAATGCCCCGCACCTTGCAAGTGGTGTACAGCCGTGATGATTACTGTTTGTTTGCCGTCTTCCCGACGGGTGTGTTGAAATGTTAGCAGGTGTGTAGTATGTTTGCAACATGGCGAAAAAGAAACCTGTATCAAAGAAAATTGATTACATGGGTTCGCTGGCTGATTTTAAACAGTCAGTAAACGATTCACAAGTTGACGGCGGCGGCGGTTTCGGAATGCTACTCCCTGGCATTACGCCTTCTGTTGGTAATTCTCGTGGCGCAAACATTATGCCAGACGTACGCGGTGAATCAAATAGATACCCTAGTCCAAAAACACCAAAACCTGCGGACAGATATCCTGACGCATTACCCCCAGGTCGGTTGCCACGAAAACCTGTAGACAGATATCCTGAAGCCACTCCAGCCAAACCTGTTGCGCCAAATAAACCTAGGAAACCTAAGAAACGTAACTTCGGTCCTAGTGGCGGAAGTAAATCTCAAGGTCTAGAATAAAGTTATGGCAAAAAAACCTATTCCTCGTAATCGTGGTATGAAACCTAATCTCGCTGTGTCAGATACTTCTGGTGGCAGTCTCGCAGATTTTAAAAATAAGGTTATTGAAACAGCCAAGGTTGTTGCGTCTAAACAACTTCTTGGTCCTGTTTCAAACGTGTTGCCAAATAAAACAGTCAAAAATTTGGCTGCCGAAATTTCTGGGGTTAACGATGTTAAACGTTTCGCAAAAGACCCTTCTGTATCTAACGCAGCAATGGTTGGGTTATCAGCAGTATCATATGTAGCGCCATTTGTTAAACCTTTGTACGCTGTAAAAGCAGTTAACGCAGCAAACAAAGCAAAAGCACTTCCAGTAACACAAAGCGCTTTAACTAAAACGCTTCGTCTAGGCAAAAATGAAGTAACTGGTATACGTGAAGGAATCCTACGTGGAGTTGGGGAAGTTCGTTCATCTGCCGCACCAATCAAGACTGCTCAAGTAAACCTAATGGGTAAGGATTTGGCTGCCACAAATTTTAAATTGTTTGAAACATCGAAGTCTGTTGAGTCGGTTCGAGCAGGTAGAGCATTAGCCGAATCCCAAAAAGTCATACAACAAGGCAAAAAAGTAGATACAATTCTAAATACGGTTGTGGCAACAAACGCTGCACGTCAAACTTCACGCGCTCTAGAATCAAAAAATAAATTAAAAAATAAGAAAAAATAGTTACCCTTAATGGGAACTAAACGCCGCGTACCGCCAGAAGACAAAGCACGCTTCTTCGCCGCTGTAGCAGCAGGCTCATCAATCACAGAGGCTGCACGCATCGCAGGCGTACACATCAACACAGGGTCAAACTGGTTAGCGAAATCTAAAGCAGCGAAAGCAAAACTAGACCAAGCCGTCCTAGAAGTAACCCGCACCCGCGGCAACCAAGGCGGCAAACAACACAAAGAATACGAACAATCATTAGACGAAGCAGTAAACCTTCCACCAGCAATCCCACTAACACGCCTATGCCCCGAAGCGCAACGCGGACTACAAGACTTCGACTTCTTCAGACGCCACTACCTCGGACGAGTCCCATCCCCATGGCAAGTAGAAGCCGCACTAACACTCGTACAACTATTAGAAGAACCCGAAAAAGAATTCGTCGTACTCAACGTACCCCCAGGCGCAGGAAAATCAACCTTATTCCACGATGTAGCAGTATGGGCAATCGTACGCAACCGTGCAATCCGCGTGATGATTGGCTCTATTTCGCAAGCAATGGCTAAACAATACTCCCGACGCATCAGAGAAACCCTAGAAAGACCAGCACCAATCCAACCAGACCCCGAACTAGTGAAAAAAGGTTTAGCAGTAAACGCCGAAGGATGCCTTTCCATCGACTACGGCAGGTTCAAACCATCCGACAAAGGCGCATTGTGGCGTGCAGAAGAATTCGTAGTAGAACAACTAGACGGAAACGGGTTAGATAACAAAGAACCAACCGTCCGCGCATACGGAATTGACTCAGAATACATCGGACACCGCGCCGACCTATGCCTATTCGACGACGTAGCATCCGTAGACAACGCCCGAGAAGGCTCAACACGCGACAAACTACTAGAAAGATGGGACCAAGTAGCAGAAGCACGAGTAGACCCAGCAGGACTACTAGCAGTAGTCGGACAAAGACTTGGCTCAGGCGACCTATACGCCCATTGTTTAGCAAAAATTACTTACGATATTGACGAAAACGACTACGACGGCGCAGACGCCACCACCCCCGAATCATTAGCAGCAACAGAACCCGTCAAATCAACAAAATACAAACACATCGTTTACAAAGCGTATTACTCCGAACTAGATGAAGGTCCACACACCCGCAAATACAACGCCAAACCATACCCAGAAGGACCACTACTAGACCCGCAACGATTATCTTGGAAAGATTTATCGTACATCCGTTACAGCAACCCTAAAACTTTTAAAATTGTTTACCAACAAGAAGACGACGCCGCAGACAACAACCTAATCAGCCGCACCTGGATAACAGGCGGACTCGGAGACGACGGCGTACTCTACGCAGGATGCATCGACAACGAAAGACTCCCAGGACAAATCCCTGAAGGACTCGCCCCACCCGTAATCTCAATCATCACAGTCGACCCATCCCCATCACAGTTCTGGGGCATCCAATGGTGGCTCTACCAGCCGACAACAAACCTCAGATACCTGATAGATGTCGAACGAATCAAACTAACAGCCGAAGAACTCCTCGGATACAACACCACCACCCGCGAATACACAGGCATCCTAGAAGACTGGACCAACCGCGCCTTCCAATACGGCTACCCAGTTTCGCATGTCGTCGTAGAAGTCAACGCAGCCCAACGATTCCTGTTAGCACACGACTTCGTACGCAAATGGCAAACCCGACAAATGGTAAACATCATCCCACACACCACACACCGCAACAAATTTGACGAAAAACTAGGCATCGAAGCATTACTCCCACCTCTGTACAGGTCAGGTGCAGTAAGACTCCCAACAATGCGCGGCAACTGGAAAACGTTAGCCCTCGTCGACGAACTCACTAAATGGACCCCCGACAAAAAAAATGGGACAGACCTTGTGATGGCAAACTGGTTCGCTGAACTACACTTCCCGACAGTCAGCGGAATCAAACTCCCACCAAGACAATGGCGTCCATCGTGGATGCTAACGTAGTATTGTAGAACAACCAAATACAATAGGAGTTCCACGCAAAGTGCAAACAGTAGAACAGATAGTTTCCTTATACAACTCGCGTCGAGAAACACAAGGACCAGTCCTCAAACGCATGAGGGAAATCCGTGACCTCGCAAACGGCGACGTAGTAATCCCACTATCAGAACTAGACCGCAACGCACGAACAAACGTAGCCAACCTACTTGTACAAGGCTTAGACCAAACATCAATGCGAATCGCATCAACAATGCCAATGCCATTCTTCCCACCAATGAAACAAGGCAACGTTGACTCGCAAGAACTAGCAAGACTACGCAAAAAAATCATTTTATCATACTGGGACCAAAACAAAATGGGTGTCAAAATGCGACGTCGCGCACGACACTTCCTGGCATACTCATCAGCACCAGTAATCCTCAAACCAAACTTCAAAACTTTGCAACCAACATGGTCAGTACGAAACCCGTTAGACACATACCCATCACCAGCCGAAGACCCAGACAACTTCGTACCAGAAGACTGCATTTTTACATACACCAAACCAGCACAATGGCTAATCAACAACTACGGTGACAAAGTAATCGGCAAACTCCGAATGGGCAAAGTCCGTTTCGACACCAAATTCACGCTACTTGAATACATCGACGGCGAAGAAATAGTTGTATGCGCAATGGGCGCAGAAAACAGCGCAAGCCTCACACCAATCGAACGAGCAGGCATCGAAACAGTAGAACTAGAAAGAATGCCAAACCGAACAGGGATGCCACTAACAGTAATCCCGCAACGCATCTCACTAGACACACCACGCGGACAATACGACGGTGTACTAGGAATGTACTTCACACGCGCCCGCTTACAAGCCCTCACAGAAATCGCTATCGAACGCGGCATTTTCCCAGACGAATACCTTGTAGCACGCGCAGGCGAAAACCCAGAAATCATTCAAGTCGCCGACGGCAAAACAGGACAACTAGGTGTAGTAAAAGGCGGAGACATCCAACAACTACAAACAAACCCAGGCTACAAAACCGACACAGCCCTAGACAGACTCGAACGACAAGAACGACTAGAAGGCGCAATCCCAGCAGAGTTCGGCGGCGAATCAGGTTCAAACATCCGAACAGGACGCCGAGGCGAAAACGTCTTATCAGCAACAGTCGACTTCCGCGTACAAGAAGCACAAGCAGTTTTTGAACAAGCACTATACGAAGAAGACAAAATTGCTATCGCAATCGAAAAAAACTATTGGGGCGCACAAAAAAAATCATTCTTCATACCAGGTCGAGTATCTGGCGGAATGACAAACTATGTACCAAACAAAGTGTTCGAAACGGACTTTCACTATGTCACATACCCTTCTTCAGGCACAGACGTTAACGGTCTCATTGTTGGTCTTGGTCAACGCCTCGGTACTGGTCTTATGTCTAAAGAATCGGCACGAGAATCAGACCCGCTCATCACAGACCCAGAACTTGAAAAAGACCGCATCGCAGCCGAATCCATGGAAGCAGCACTCCTGTCCAGCATCCAGGCTCAAGCAGCCGACCCTAATGGTCCATATCAACCTGATGACCTCGCCTACCTTTCGATGCTCACAATCGAAAAAAACAAACCCCTATACGAAGCCGTGCAACTAACACAAAAACGTGCACAAGAACGGCAAGCCGCAGCGATGCCACAAGGCGCACCAGAAACAATGCCAGGACTAGCGATGCCAGGCATGGGCGCAGAAGCACCAATACAAGGACCAGCAGGTCCACCAAACATCCAAGACCTACTATCTAGGTTAGGCGGTGGACAACCAGCAGGCGCATCACAACTACCCCCATCACCATCAGCAGTCCTCACATTAGGGAAAAGACTATAAATGGCAACATATCCAAACCGAACAGATTTAAATAACCCTGCAAAAAAACTTCCAGTAAAAACAGTCCCAGGGCAAACCTACGGTGAAGCAGGCGCTCAACGCCGAGCACAACAAGCCGTACCGATGGGCGCACCACAAGCACCGCAAGTAGCGCCACAACAACAGCAACGTCAACCATTACCAGTTACACCTTTAAGCGCACCAACAGAACGCCCAGACGAACCAATCACCGCAGGTAATCCGTTAGGTGCGGGTCCAGGAATGGACATGCTTCCACAACCAATGCCGATGGGTACAGCCCCAGGTTCACGCCAAGACCTCATCAACCAAGTCAGATACATTTATTCCAAAACACCAAACACAGCCCTACTGCAACTTATTCTAGAACTAGAAAACGTTTCAATTTAATGCGAAGAACGAATGAACAACTTGAACTAGACGCAACCGAAGCGAACCGCTTCCGTGAACAACGTCGACGTTTAGAAATAGAAATGACCCCAGACAGGGTTGAACGTTTAGAGTCAGCAGTTTACGGCAGCACATACACAGACCCAGAAATCACCGCATCAGTCGGACTATCCGATGTACCTATCGACGCACGACTGGTTCACGAACACACCGCCCGCCGTGCATTAGAAACAGGCAATGCAAGTAACAACAGAGAAAATCTTGTTAAAGTAAAAAACCCTAAAGCGGCTTCAACGCCACCAGCAAGACAATGGAATCTTGTGGATTTGTTGCAAACACCAAATCTTGATTTCAACATTCGTCGACAATTGCAACCATATTGGTGGGACGAAGTTGACCCTGGCGGTTTGTGGCGCAACCTTGAAGTACCAGAAGTTACTGACGCTAAACAACTTTTAGATTTACAAGAAGCACAAGTCATCAAATTGTTTTTGTCAAAATCTGAAGAAGAATGGACAGCCATCCCAGGGATGTCCCCAAAAGATGCTTACAAATCTGTTGATGGGAAACTTGTACGGAACCCTGGTTCTTTTGTACCTTATGAAGATTTAGGAACAAAGTTTCCGTATCTTAAACAAATGTTAGACGCGAGACTTGAATCAAAAAATTTGTCACGCGGCGACATTCTCGCAGCCAACCTGCAAGGTATCTCTGGCGCTGTGTTAAGTGGCGCATTGCCTGTTGTTCAAAGCCCGTTCAAACTTATGTCGTTCATTGTCCCAGACAGAGTTGGCACGCAAAGCATGGGACTCAACATCAAAGACATAACAGAACCCGCTGCAGCCGCCCTAAGAGGTGCAACAAAAACGGCTGGCGCAGCATTCTTGGGTGAAGCCCAATTTACAAAAACAGCATTAGAACTTCGTTTAACAGCAGAAAGAAGCGGAATAGGAATAGCA